CACCAGTGACTTGTAGGCTTCAGCTTCTTTCTGTGGGTCAACAAATTGAGCAGCAGGCGCAATCCACTTGCTCTCGTAGTAACGGTCAGGATCAATGTCAAAGCCAGGCAACCGCAAAGCGCCGCTTATAACAGCCATGTCCATCCACTTTTCATAGACGCGCTGGCATAGCGTTTCAATCATGTACTGCTGCAGCGTTTTGTAATGAGCGCGAGTCTCAAGCAGTTCCAAGCGTGAGCTGCTGTAATTGCTTTGCGAAAAGTCAGAGCTGACTTGCGTGTAGCTGCAACCAACACCAGAAGCTACCGCCCGCAACATTTGCGCCACAAACGGCGTAAATGCGTCATCAGGACGGCTGGGCGAAAAGAACTGCATCTCCTCGCCTGGCGCCAAACGCCGAATGCTGCCAGGAGCAAAATCAAGTACAGACTGATCATCAAAAGTGCCGTCTTCAAATAATTCTTGATCAGGCGTGCGAACAAAGCCCATCATTGCGCTGCTGGCGCGGGCTGCGATGATTTCAGCCTCCTCGTAACCCTTTAAGTTGTTAAGCCGCATAATTGCGGACGCAAAAGCAGTAATACCTCTGGTTTGACCCGGACGCTCTGCGGTATAGAGGTGAATGATGTCCTCAGCAGGGACACGAATGCGCCGCTTTTGCGCAATGTTGCCGTACGAGAATTGATAGTCGCCTGGGTGAAAAGTTAGAAAATGATAAGCAACAGGTCGGCCCCATTCGTCAATTTCAACGCCCATTCGGACGCGGTTGCCGTTTGATTCAACACCTGTGTAATCATCATCGAGGAAATCAGCCTCCAAAATTTCTAGGCCAAGCGGAACTTTGCTGTCACCAAATTGCTGATAAACAAAGCGTACAAATACTTCGCCAGACTCAATCATGCTGTTTAGACACAGCCGCTGAATGTCTGACCAGCTCAGCATGCCACCTGCATGGCAATTTTTAGCCTTTCCCCATTTCTTCCATTCGTGCTCAACCAAGCCATTAAGGCGCTCATCTAAACGCCCGCCACGCACCATGCGCACTTGGGCTTGATGTTTAATGCCTTGCCCAATGACGTTGTTTTTAACAGCGCGAAGTGCAGACTTAGCAAAGTCAGAATCACGAACAAGCGACCGAGCGCGGTTGCGCAAAGCACGCAGACTGTTTTTGACCTCACTATCAGCGCTAGTACCCTGAGACACCCAGTCGCTGGTAAGGCGGTTTGTTGCAGCACCAGCGTAATTACGACGCTGTTTGCGCTTGTTGCGATTAAACGGCCACATTAGATGAACCTCACACGAGTGACGCCGGGGTTGCCAAGGCCCTGCTTTACCTTCTCGGCGCGGCGCTCTCTGTCAACCTCAGCCTTCAAAGTATCGCGCAACTGAAGCAATTCAGTCATTTTGTAGCGCTTAAGGCTGCGATTACCAATGCTGTATTCCTGAACGACACCACCCTGCGCAAGTGTGCGGATTGCAGTTTCTACATAGCCAAGGTCAATTTCAGCGCGAGACCGATCATCAAAAGCTCCAGGAGTGCCGCTATAGCCAAGAGTTGCTTTGACAGTGAATTGGCCGCGCCCTGCTGTGTATTGAAGGTCAGGATTAGGAGTTGTGTTGACAGCAATTGCCTGCCAAGTCCAAGTGCCAGCGTCAAAGCCTGTTGTTGTTGTAGCAGGCACTGTCACCCGCCAGCCGGTGCCTTCAGCAACGCCAGTAATGGCCGCGCCCTCTGAAGCAGTGTTAGTGCGTGCGTACCAAGTCAGCGTGTAGTCGCTGCTGCTTACAGTGTTGCCAACAGGATCAGTGAACTCGGGCACGTCAAAAATGACGGTGTCGCCCGCGTAGAAAAGGTCGGGAACAGAAATAGTCACCAGTTCGTCACAAATGATTGCGGACGACGCATAACGCGGCGACGACGCAGGGAATTATGTTCCGATTCTACCAATTTTTCGTCTTTGGGCACATCGCCCTCAATTGTCGTTTTGCTAAACTGTTCAAAAATAGTGTTTCGGTTGTACCTCATATAGAGAAAATTTAACGCCGCATAGGAGTAGACAAGCACGTCCAATGCTTCATTACGGTCGCCCGGTTTCTTTTTCCACTCTCGGATTGCAAAACCCTTGACATAGCGGACAACCTGCCGCTCAGCAGTTAGCTGCTTAAAATACTCTTGACCCGCTTCATTGTGAAAATGAATATAACCTGGTCCAGTCTCGTTGTGCTTTAAACGGCCAAACAATGTGCTTTTGATAGTGTCAACACCAACAGGAAATAATTCTGCTGAATTTTTCAGCACTTGCCCTTTGTAATTAATGTCAACTTTGCTAGGTTTGCCAATGGGTGGTTTGTTTCGCTGCGACTGACCTTTCAGGGCAAACACCCCTTTTTTTCGGCGCTCACGGCAGTAGGCATAGACCTCACTTGTAAAGTGGCCGCCTGAGTCAACACCGACTGCAGAGACTTTGACAGATTCGCCGTCAGCACGCGGGTATGTTCTATTAATTATGTCATCTACTTGTGACCACAATTTTTTGCCGGCTGGGTCACCATAAATTTCACCGTGCCACATTAACCAACACTCTTCACCTTGACCCCACCCATAAAGGCCAACAGCAACACGATTGTCCTGCACGTCAACACCAGCTGTAACAAGACTGGCTCCCTGAGGCACGGTGTTTGACTCGTAAAACTCTGCCCTTTCGCGCAGGCCGTCAACACCTAGCCTCGCGCCAACCTCTTCTTCCCACGTCTCGCCAAGCACCGTATTGACAAAAGTTTTTAACAATGGCGCATCATTTTTCGCTCGCAAAAACTCCCCGACAATCTCTTCCCAGCTTTTCCAACCAAGCGGGCTGTACAACGACGAGAGATGAAATCCGGCGGTCCTTTTATCTTCTCCTATTGCTGTTGCTCGCCATTCGCCTTTACGCAACATTTCGCTTTTGTAATGCTCGCGAATATGTGTCCCGCATGATTCGCAAACGTATGCCGCAGTTCTAGAGTCGCCATCACGCCACTGCAAATTTTTCCACTGCAAATACTGCATGTGATTGCAGTGTGGGCAAGGTACGAAGTATCTGCGCTGATCTGAAGCTAAATATTCAGTTTCAATTCGACTCATGTCCTTGACAGTTGGCGTGCTAGTGAGGATGATTTTTCTGCGTGAGAAAGTAGACGCTCGACGTTCAGCAAGTGCGCAAGGATCGCCTTCGCCATCAACGTCGTGTGGAAAGGCATCTACCTCATCCAGCAAAATCCACCGACAAGGCGCACTCCGTAGGCCAGTAGCCGAGTTAGCGCCAGTCAGCAACAAGATGCCTCCTGGATATTCTTTCGAAAAGAGAGTATTTCCTGAATCTCTACTTCTGGCCGGCGCAACCTTTTCTGCCAAACGTGGAGTCTCATGTATCAAACTTTCAAGCCTCTGCTTGCTCAATCTCTTCGCCATTTCAATCGTTGGCTGCACAAACATGGCTGGGCCAGGCGCCTCACTTATCATGTAACCGACGACGTTATTAATCCCTTCCGTCTTGCCCAATTGAGCGCCAGCCATGAAAACTACTTTCTGTATCGTGCTGCTACTGCTCATACAATCCATGATCTCGCGGAGATACGGCGTGCGGTCCGTACGCCACGGCCCTGGCTCTGCTGATGCCTTGTTACTCAGCATCCGATACTGATCGGCCCACTCGGACACCGTCAGATCAGGATCAGGGCGCAAACCTTCTAAAAATGCCTGCTTGTAGACCGTGCCGCCGTCAAGCATCTGTCAACCTCTCTAGAGCCTTGCGAAGCTCGTCAGTTAACACTTTGTGAATTACTACAGGATCTGTTTCGGCGGCAAATTGGTTTGCTACACGATCAGGAATGCTGTTTAACGCATCGCGCACAGAACGGGCCATTGAGAATGCTTGGCGCTGCACTTTATCTAGCTCACACAGCTTTTCTTCTTTTAGCTCAAGATCAATGCGGGCCAGCTCAGCGCGAAAATGCTCCGACTTGGCACGCGACTCGTTAAAGCTTGGAATTTCTTCTTCTGAACCGTTTTTTCTAGTAATAGACTGTTGAATTTCGCCGTTCCACGCCGCTAGCGCTGCGTCTTGGTCATATACGACGTTTTTGTTGTCTGCCTTAAATGTGCCGTCTAATCGGCCTGTTTTTCGCACAGCTGTGATACGTGCGCTGGTGACACCGATGATTTCTGCAAGCTGCTTTTGCGATATTTGCGGCATTTAGCAGCAGATAAGACTCTTTTGAAAATATTAACTGTATTTAGCGCATATGTTCGCACGTAGTGCGCATACCACCCTCTTAGGTTAATATGGTGGGTTTTTGGCGCTAGCGAAATAAAGCGTCCT